GGGAATAAGTCGTCGTAGGTGTAAACGCGGGCGTCGTAGGGCATGCCCTTCATCGCCGTGTTGCCGTTGGCTGGGTCGGAACTGGTGATCAGCACCGGGTATGCCCACCGCGAAGCCGGCCCAAACAGGATGTGCGGTGGCTCAAGCGGGCCGTCGACCTCTGGAGTGAAGTCCAGCGCAGCTACAGAGGCTGTGTAGTCGTCAATGCGCACCGCATCCCAGGGACCAGATAGCGTGCCGTCCAGGCGGCGCAAACCAATCAGGTTTTGCTCGGTATATGACCATTCCAGAGGTTCTGAGCTTCGCAGCAGTGTCCCCGATTCGGTCACCGTAAACGCCAGCAGAATCGCACTCTGGCACCGCTTTGGCGCATCATCCGCAACGGCTGCGAAGCTCAGGTAGCCACTGTTGCTGCCATCCATCTCGGTTTCCCAGGTATAGATGTCGGTCCTGAACTTCTGGTGGCCACGGCGGCGCATGCCGAACCGCCAGGCCCTGGTCTCCTCACTAGACCCAGGCATCTTGATCTTCTCGACCTTGGTGCCCAGGTCGCCCGGCCACCGACACTCGACTGTCTCCCAAGCCCAAGTCGTGCGAGAGAAATACTCCACATCAACGCCGTCGAAGTCGTTGATCGACGGCATGGCACCGCTGATCTTCAACATCTTGGTCATGTTCTGCGGAGAGTAGGTTTGAGTCTTTGGCCCGTAGCTCACATCAAACGCGGCTCGGGCGCCGTCACGAACAGGGCGCAGCAGGCCACGGAAAGTCACCAGCTCACCAAAACCACAGGCCAGCGCGTTGTTGATCATGTCCTTGACCGTGATCGTGGAATCAAGCGTCTCGTCGTATGTATCCCCACGGGCAACGCATATGTCGTGGAATGCCTGCCATTCGGGCAGATCGAGGTCATCATCCGTATAGCCCCTCTGCTTTAGCTGATAGATGCACCATGGGACGATGTCGCGGCTTGGCCCCGTGCCACCACCCATCAGCGGAAGGATACGGGTCACCTCGGCACTGACCTGGCTCTCCGACTGCGCGGACAACCTGTCACCGCCGCGGATATTGCAGGTCATGACGGTCAGGCCTGGATAACTGGTGGGAGAGTTTTGCATGCGCCCGCGCAGATCGGTCCATGTAGCATCGTCTCGGGCTTCATCGTTGATCCTGCCGGGGCGGTCCTTGTACAGCTTGCGAACCCTGGCCTCTGCGCGCATCGGGTATGGCAGTGTCACACGATCGGTGAAGCCTTGAGCATCCAGAGATCCGCCCGTCTTGGTCAGCTCGATGATTGTCCAGGCGCCCGCCACGTCCATATCTCGGTACTCGAATTGGTAGTAGGTCGGGATCTCATAAATCTGACCTTCCCGCCCGAGACCGGCTAGGCCGTTGGCATAGGTGACGGACCACTCCAGTTCAGTGACTTTCTCGTTCTCCGGGCAGCAGGCGAACGGCCCACGGTATCCGCCTTGAAGGTTCGAGGCGTCAAGCGTGATCAGGCCATTCACCGTCTGCATGGAGTTGAAGCCAGGCCACCCCGCGTCGGTCGATCCTGACGAGGTCAATCGCTCTACCTCGAGCAGGCTCGTGCTGAATGCAGTGATCCTGTAACGCAGGCCACGAGGGCCGATGGTTGCGAGGCCCTGACCCAGTGCCAGGCCAACAACCGGTGAACCGCCGTCGTAGTTCAGCGTCATTTCGGCCGGCTGTTCCGGTGTTCCGCTTGTCGTAGCCGTTCCGGTGGTTCTAACCGGTGCCGAGCCAAGAATGGTGGAAGCGCCGGTATGGTTGATCGGTAGGCCAAGGAACGGTGACGTTTCAACAAAACGAAGGCGCCCGCTGCTCTGCTGGGCCTGGAAAGGGGTTCCTGCTAGCAGTGAATTAAGCGTAGAAACAAGGCCATTCAGGTCAGTTGTGGCGGTATTCAGCGTGATCGGATAGCTAACCGAGTTGCGCACCAGCGTGAAGCTGAGCGGCGTTACATTGAAGTCATATCGAGTTGGCGCAGCCGATCCGGTCATGGTCGACGCTGTTCCGGGATTAGCCGGAACTGCTGGGCTGTACGGCGTGTAGCTGTTGACCACGTATAGCCCGGCATTGGCTCCGGCCACCTCAATGAGCATGCCAGGAGCAGGATTCAACATCTCCAGCGGCCCGCGCACGATGTCGCGTCCTGCCCCGCCATCGATCACAGTGTATGTGTATGGCGATAACACGCGAATGATGATGCCGTTTGACCAATCTGCCGGGAATGCCCCGGAGCCTGCGGGCACGCTAATCGTGTCCCCAACGAACTGCAGCGCAGAAACACTGGCCGACTTGGTCAGGTCAGTGGCCATGGTCAGCTCGAGGCCAGCCGATCCGCTCGAACTTGCACCAACCTCAGGCGCGTTGAACCAGTTGATGTGGGCAGGATCGGCTGAAAGGTCCGCACCTGGTGGGTAGATCGTGAAGGTGGCGTCTGAACCCAGAGAAATCAGCGGCGTTTCGCCCACCTTGACCTTGGCGAGCGGTACTTCGTACTGCCCCTCCCCAATGTACAGCAGCATCTCAACACGCTGGTCCCTAGGCGCCAGGAACGCCCGCCGAGGCTGGGCAAGGTAAGACCCATAGACGCGCTGGTGGCCCGCAATCTGCCTTACCGGGTCGCCTAGCTTGACCTTGTTGCCCTTGGCGCTGGCTTCGGTCAGGGGGTCGCCCTGCTGAGTGCCAGCGCTGGATGGCATGCCGGGCATCTTGGGCATGATCGACTTCAGCACCGCCTTGGCACCCTTGAACAAGGCGAAGGTGATAGAGAATGGATCGGTGCCCTTGGGCTCACGATAGATCTGTAGAAGGTCGGATGGCTTGAATTCGACCTTGTGCCACAGGTGCTGCTCGATCACCTCATCATTGAGGACAATGCTGATTGGCGGGCTCTCGCGGCGCTCGTAGGACGGTGCCAGTGACTTCAGCCACTCCTCGATAGTCATCCGGCGGTCGGTCTTCCAGGTGCCCAGAGGAGCCGTGTTGCTCAGCTTGTTCGGGTAAAATTCGATCATCGGTAATACACCACCCTCGGGTGAGCGGCTTCGAACTCGCCAGTGGTCCGGAGGCATGCACCGCCGGGGTTTGTGTCCAGCACCTTCAGCCGACCTTCGCTCTCCACGACCACGCCGACGTGCAAGCACAGAGCGCCACGGAACACGGCTGCAATTGCGCCTGGCTCTGGATCGCACTCTTCCATGCCTTGGCGCAGGTCGTGGTAGGCCTCGGTATTGGCCCTGAGTCTGTTCTTGCCCACTGCACCGAGACTGGGCAGCAGCGGCAGGCCGAACAGCTCATGGCGTACAGCGATGCACAGCCCCCAGCAATCGAAGGCAATAGGACCCCTTGCACCCTCGCGGTACGGGGCGCGCATGAATTTCTCGATCATGGTCAGATGTACTTCAGGCCAGGTGCCAGGGAGGTGGTCAGGACGGTGCGCAGACCGTTGGTGTTGAGCAGGTCGAAGAAGCCAGCGGTGAGCTTGGCAACATCGTCCTCATACTCGCGACTCAGCAGCGTCATGCGGTACCGCTCTTGCGGGAAAGACAGGTCTTCGGCCAGGTATCGGCGGAATGTGATGATGAATCGGTCGCCGGATGCCTTTGCCTCCTCCACGACCTCTTGCACCTCACCAGTAACGTTATCCAGTCCGAGGACCAGGTTCTGGAACGCACTGTTGTCGTTCTTCGGCAAGGCCAGGTCCATGGCCATGGCCACAAACGTCAGCGTTCGACCGTCCTCGGTGGTGCACACCCGGTCTTCCCAGCCAGAGCAGTATAGATGGGAGACGGTGCCGCCCTCCTTCCTGGCTTCGATGGTGTCCACCAGTTCGCCCCTGCCCGAGGCATAGCACTCCTCGATCAGGCTCATGCTTCAGGCCACTCCCTATTGATCGCCAAGTCGATGATTTCTTTGCCCAGCCAGTACTGCGGGAACTGCTCCCAGCCATCCGGGATCAATGGCCGCTCCTTCAGCTGGACTACCGCCGAGTAGCGCCAGCGAGTGATCTGCGTCAGGTCAGGTCCGGCCGGGATGCTCTTGAAGTGGGCTTGGTAGGTCGTGAATCCAGCAGGCGTCTGCAGCTGGATCTCGAACCACTCCATCCCGTTGTTGATAGTCCGGGCGTACCAGGCCTCGAACAGCCCAGCCTCGGCCTGGCTGAAGTTGAAGTTGAACCGAACCTCAGTGGGAACGTATCGGTGCCGGACGCGATACCGCGTTCGCCCTGTCACCATTTGGGTGGCCCGCATCGGATCAACCGTGCTCAGGCCATACCCCTCCTGAAGAGGAAGTGGCAATTCTGCCGGGTATTGAATCATTGCCACTCCTCATGTCATGGCTATTTGCGACCACTCCGTCATATCCTCCAAGCGCCCCAAGGTGTAGGAGCCGGCGGGGATTGGATAAATACTGAACAGGAAGATCGTATGAGCTATGAAAACCCATCGGATATTGAAAGAGAGCTGCACGAAATGGTTACCAGGCTGAGCACCGAGCTTTCATCAGTTCGCTGCTTGGTTACCGGAC